GTATTGATGCAATAGAGGAGTCCATGTCCAGTGTTGCATTCAAAGGCTACCTCAAGGGCAACTGCATGAAGTATCTGTGGCGTTATGATTACAAGGGTAAGCAGGTAGAGGACTTACAGAAAGCAGGTTGGTACTTAAACAAACTAACTATGATGGTAGTATTTGAGAATGACGGAGAATAAGATGGATCAGTATCAACAGTTTATACACAAGAGCAGGTACGCACGTTGGCTACCAGAGGAGAGCAGACGAGAGCGTTGGGACGAGACAGTCAACAGGTATGTAGACTTCTGGAAAGACCGTGGACAGATAGACGAGAAGGTAGCCCTTAAGTTATTCAACGCTATACACAACATGGAAGTAATGCCATCCATGCGCTGCATGATGACAGCAGGTGATGCACTCGACAAGGACAACGTAGCAGGGTTCAACTGTAGCTACCTAGCCATTGACTCACCGCGCAGCTTTGACGAGCTAATGTATGTACTGATGTGCGGCACAGGTGTAGGCTTTAGTGTTGAACGTAACTTCATCACCAAGCTGCCAGTAGTTGCTGAGACATTCCACAAGACAGATAGTGTGATCGTTGTCAGCGACAGCAAGATTGGTTGGGCCTCTGCATTCCGTGAGCTTATCGCTATGCTGTACGCTGGTAAGATACCTGAGTGGGACATGAGCAGAGTACGTCCAGCAGGTGCTAGACTCAAGACCTTTGGTGGTCGTGCGTCAGGGCCAGAGCCTTTGGTTGACCTGTTCCACTTCTGCGTAGAGATATTCCAGAAGGCAGCAGGACGCAAGCTGACCAGCATTGAGTGCCATGATGTAGTGTGTAAGATTGCTGACATTGTAGTGGTGGGTGGTGTGCGCAGGTCTGCTCTGATTAGCCTGTCTAACCTGTCAGATCAACGTATGGCTAAGGCTAAGTCAGGAGACTGGTGGCGTAACGAGGGCCACCGTAGGCTGGCTAACAACAGCGTAGCGTACACTGAGAAGCCAGACTTTGAGTCCTTCCTGTCAGAGATGCAGAACATGTACGAGAGCAAGGCGGGTGAGCGTGGTATCTTCAGCCGTGTAGCAGCACAGAAGATTGCAGCGCGTAACGGTAGGCGTGACAGTGAGCAGGACTTTGGTACTAACCCATGCTCTGAGATCATCCTACGCAGCAACCAGTTCTGTAACCTGTCAGAGATTGTAGTGCGTGAAGATGATACACTGGACAGTCTCAAGAAGAAGGCAGAGATAGCGGCTATCATTGGTACACTACAGGCTACCTTGACAGACTTCCGTTACCTGCGTAACTGCTGGAAGAAGAACACGGAAGAGGAAGCCCTACTGGGTGTCAGCATGACAGGCATTATGGATCATTACCTGTTGAGTAAGGGAGAGTCTAAGGACTTGGCTAAGTGGCTGGAGGAAGTACGGGATGTATGTGTTGACACTAATAAGAAGTGGTCTGAGAAACTTGGTATTAATCAGTCTGCGGCTATTACATGCGTTAAGCCTAGCGGTACTGTATCTCAGCTTGTCGATTCTGCTAGTGGTATCCATCCTCGCTTCTCTAAGCATTACATTCGCAGAGTCCGTAGCGATAAGAAAGACCCGCTTGCAATCTTCATGGAAGGAGCAGGATTCCCAGTAGAGCAGGATGTTATGTCACCTACATCAGCAGTGTTCAGCTTCCCTGTGAAGTCACCTGAGACATCCGTGACTGTTAAAGAAGTAGGGGCAATGCAGCAGCTAGAACTTTGGAAAGCCTACCAGAACCATTGGTGCGAACATAAACCAAGTATCACAGTGTATTATACAGACAGTGAGTTCTTGCAGATAGCACAGTGGATATGGGATAACTTTGATCTGTGTAGTGGGATTAGTTTGTTGCCGTATAGTGACCATGTATATCAACAAGCTCCGTATGAAGACATAGATGCTGACAAGTTCAAGGAGTTAGTAGCAGCCATGCCAAAGGGTGTAGACTGGGAGGACTTAGGTAAGTTTGAGGAGGAAGACAACACGACAGGGAGTCAGGAGTTAGCGTGTGTCGGTGGTGCATGTGAGATAGTTTAGTTATAACTTGTTACAACTTGGGGGCGCAATGCCCCCTTTTTTATTCATCATCCATTGCAGAAGTAATTGCAGCACCCGTAAGTAAACCACCAGCACCTACTTTACCAACACGGCCTGCTATTTTTCTTTGGTCAGCTTTAGTTACCCTTACGTCAGTACCTTCTACTGCTCTTCTTAAATAATCTCTACCTGTTTCACTAGGTCTTTTACGAACCCCTGTTACTTCTTCTAGTCTCTTAGCGGAATCCTGTTGTTGCTTTGTGTTTCCTTTAAACGTAGAAGGGTCTGCTAGTCCTGCTTTTTTACCATACGCTCCTGAAGCATAATCAACAGAAACCAGCGGTTGTGCTGTAATTATATCTTCTCCACCTACAGGATTAAGACCGCCTATGTCATGCTTGTCTGAGATACCTACATATGCTTTCTGATCTATAGGGTCTACAGAAATAAAAGCGTTGGCTCCTCCAAGTTCTTTTTGAGAAGAGTTAAAAGTCTGTTGCATAGTTAAGAAGCTATCTTCAGGAACAGCTTTAATGTTGGAGATATTATCAGAGCTTAATAGGTTACCAGCGTCATCTCTTACCGCAGCTACTCTAGTTCCTGTTGCTTTTTTAACAGGTATTTTATTGAAAGCGTCTAATGCTTTTTGCTCTGACTTAAATACCTTTTCTCCCTTATGAACCTTGTGTCTGGCTCTCAGTAAGGTATTGATTGCTTTAGTAGGGCTTTCAAAATCTTTCTTAAAGTGTTTCCTAAACATGTGAACATCCACAGCACCAGAAACCTGTAAAAACTCTACAGTTTGCTTAGGTGTTAGTTGTTTAAGGCTAGTACCTTCTCTGGCGTTGAGAGTAGCAAGATAACTTTTCCTAGTGTTTCCTTGTAAAGCCTTCATTGTGTTAGGTGCTACTGATGCTTGACCAGCAGCCTCTGAACTTCCAACATATGCAGGGTTTTTAATACTTACTGTTCCAGACTTCCCTTGTGCCTGAATATGCGGGGCGTATCGTTTAGCCACTTTATCAGGAACTGGGTTAGGGTTATTAGCCCTTACAAATTTATTACCTACTGCGTCAGCGATAGCATCAGTGTCTGTAAGATCAATACCTTGTTGAAGATATGTTTTGTTAGAGACAACCCCTAGTGGGCTAGTGTCTCTGCCCATCTGACGCATCATTAGTTCAGCCGTTTCAGAAGCACCTTCAGCACCCGCTGCAATCTCTTTAAGTTTTTCACGAGGCAGGCCCGTCTGTCTTTCAAAAGCTACATCGCTAGGTGTGAGTTTGCTTTTAAGTGTTTTACCTAATGCTGTAACCCCTTCACCTGCTACAGACAATGGTTTTAAAAAAGGAGTATAGTAAGGAAGACCTGCACCCGCAGTCCGGCCACTAGCTAAAGGTACTTTTTTATCTGTAGATATTCCCATAGCCTGTTGTACTCTAGGGGCTTTATCTAAAGCATCTCCAATTATTCCTCCCCTAACATTTGTAGGCATGTTTAATGCGGTGTCGTTAATAATATTACGGGCGCTCTTTAACATACCTTTAGCAACGCGAGGCCCGTAACCAACTAAAGGTATAGCACCCAGTAAACCTAAAGACCCCATTAGATAATTCCCCTGTTGGAAATCCTCTACGCCTTCTTTGCCTGACTTAACCTCACCAACAACAGGAGTAAAGTCTGCTGTTAAACTTAGAGCATCTCTAGCGTTCTGTTCGATTTGTTCTGGAGTCAAGTCAGCTACGCGGCTGCCGTAACTATATTGTGTACCACCTAAGTAACTAGACATTAATCACTATCCCTCAGTCTTTCGTTGTATTTCTCTGCACCACCACCAAACCAGTTGTAAGCTAGTGGGCCAACCACAGGTACACCTTTTAATACAGGAGCATAGTCAGGCTCTTCCTCAAACACTTCTGTAGTTCCTTTCCAAGCAGCTTCTATTAATGGAGTAGCAGGGGCTAAAGTGTTTATGGCAGCACCTTTAATGTCTCCTCTACCAAGGTATCTTTCAGCGGTGTACTTGTTCATTCCAAACACACCAAGCAAAGCCCATAAAGCCTTTTCAGGTAGGTCTTCTGGCCGCACTTCTCTGCCGTTTAGTATGTCTTTAGTCACGCCCACTCCTGTATTGGCGGCTGTTAAGTACCCTGCTAGTAAAGCAGCTTGCTTTGTAGCTTGTACTTTGTTGCCCTTCTTCCACTCTTGTACAACATTTCTTCTTACAATGTCATACTGCTTCAGTGTGAAAGACTTAAGCATGTACAAGATTCTCCAGTTAGGATTATCAAGATATGCTTGAGGCATTTCACTGAGAGCAACTGGCTGTATGTCAGCAAGGTTGTTAAAAGAAAGCAACTTAACATTGGGGGTAATGCTGCCTGCTTTTAAATCAGCAACCAAAGAGTCTATCTCGTCACCATAAATACCTTGATGTTTTTTTCTAAAGGCTGCTTCACCTTTAGGGGTCTTGACTTGTTTTCTTGCTGACTTCAATGCAGCATTCATCAAAGTTTCTTTACCTAGTCTATCAATAGTAGAAAAACCAACAGCCTTAAGCATTGCAGAAAGTGCCTGACCAGACTTAGATAAGTCACCTCCCAACTCTTTAGTCAGCACGTTTTCAAGACCTACGTCAATTAGCTTCATTTCTTTAGTACCAAACATAGAAGCTATAGTATTTCTAAACCCATATAAAGCATTTGATTGAGCAACGTCAGCTAACTGAGTGATGGCTGATAGTGGATTAGCAATAGTCCCCATGTACCCTGTGTTTCTTAATAAGGTGTTTGCTTTGGAAGGTGACTGTTCTCCACCAACAAAGCGAGACTTAAGCAAAGTTATTATCTCGTCTTGCTTGTCTCTAGGTATTGCTCCTGTTGCCATCTCGTCATCAATTAACTTACCAACTGATTGCTCTAAGTCTGTAAGACCTGCATCGTCTTTAATGGTGGATCGTCCAAAGAACTTACGTTTAGCTACGTTATCTACAGAACCACGCAAGTACATAGACAAGGACTCAGCAGCATCAGCGTAATACTTCATCTGTTCTGGCTGTATAGTCTGCAATGTACGCGGCTTAATAAAGCGAGGAGAAGGCCCATCTGTTGCCATGCGATAACCGCGTAAAGTCAAGTCAATAACTTCTGATCTTTCTTGATTGTTCAAGTTACTTACAGAGATTTTCTTTTTCTTAGCATAGTCCGACAGTGCTTTGTCTATAAGCCCTTGCTTTTCTTTACCTAAAGATTCTCTTAACCCTTGATAGTCTTTAACTAAACGAGGAAAGTAATTCTCAACACCTGTAAAGCTAAAGCCAGACTCTTTAAGTTCTTCACCTGTACGTTCTATAACCTTTTTAACAGTACCTGTGTACTCCTTAAGCAGTTCAGGTGAACGCGCCTGCATTAATCCTTCAGCAGCTTTCGTATTGCCGTTATACAAGTGCATAGCTATTCTATTCTTTACAGCAGTAGGCTGCTCATACAACGCAGTAAGGAAAGGTTTGACTTCATTCAGTGTGTCTTGTGTCTTAAGGTGTATCTCAAACTCATAAGCCCGTAAACGAGCAAAGACAGGCTCACTGACGTTGCGTATTCTTGTAGACAAAGTGCCTAATAATTTATCAAGACCTTGACTCACTGTTCTAGTAAAGGCGCTATCGTTAGTAATGGCTTCATCAATAGCTTTTTGCGCCCGTGTAGCTGACGCAGGTATTCTTAACTGTCTACCAGTGTTTGACAAAGCTGCCTGTACTTTAGCAGGATTAATACCTGCTGACTGTAGTATAACTTCAGGCTTGTCTGCGGGGATACCTTTAGCTACAGAGTCATTTATTTCGTTCTGTGCTTTGGTTACTAACTTGTCTGCATTCTTAGCAGCTACCTTGCCGCCTACATATCTAGCGCCAGCAACCATAGCTGGAGCAGCCACAGCAGAAGCAGCCGCAGTTACTATGGCTTTAGCAGGGTCTACCTCACCTGTCTGAGCTAAGTCTTCAGTGGCACTATATGTAAGCCCTAACAGGCCAGAAATACCAGCCATTGTTTTATAACCAGTACCTATAGGTGTTAAACTACTAACGTCAGCTACTGATCCAACCAGACCCCCTGCCCCTGCTGACAGTGAGCCTTCGTCTTCTTCAAAGAACTGACCATACTCTTCTTGTAGTTCTCTTTCTTTTTGACGCAGCAACATCTCTCGTCTTTCATCAGGAGATGCTTGGTTATAACCTTCACCATACTTATCGTCTTTATCTACAAAACTAAAGCCATTAAAATCTATATTAAACTCAGGGAAAGGGAAACGAGCTTCAAGTACAGCAGCAGTGTTTGAAATTAAACCTTCGGCTTTGTCATAAGCATACTTAAACTGAGTCCAAGCATCATCTCTTTCAGAGCTTACATACTTTCCATCAACAATTCTTTCACCTACCTGAGCGCCTTTACTTTGTAAGTTAGGTGAGTTAGCAATATCCCTAGCTGTTAAAATATAACCAGAAGTTATAGCGTCTTCATCTTTAGAAAACACACGAGATAGTTTACCATCAACAATAGTATCCCCTGCTAATGCTCCTTTGTTTCTAAGATTAGCAGAAGAATTTATATCATTAAGAGTTAAAGTATAAACGTCAGACATCTTTTATCCTTTATTAAGCGTCACCAAAGGGGTCGCTTGGTTCTTCTAGTTCTGCTGCTTTTCTAAGAGCAGCTTCTCTAGTAATCTGAGGGTCAGCGTTCTTCCAGATTTGATGTGCCTTATCTATTAATATTGTTTTTAGGTCTGCATCTGTGCCTCTCCAAGTAGGACTTATAGTAGCTTCAATGTCCTCGTTCTCTTCCAGTACAGCACTGTAAACCCTTTTGTCTTCTTTAGTAACAGCAACAGACGTTGGCTTTCTTTCTGTAACTTTAGCAGGAGCAGTGCCAGACAACTTAACATCATCAGGTATAACTTCCCATCCTTTATCTGTAGCTTTGTGTAATACACCGTTAATGATACCAACTCTAAGAGCTTCATCGCCATCATACATTGTACTAAAGGCTTCAGCTTTAGCTAATGTAGGGTCTTTAAGTAGTACACTAGCAATAGTGCTGACATCACCGTTAGACTTTAACCACTCTACTGCTCTAGGATTGTTTTGTGATACAGCTAAACGCATTAAAGCATCTCGCTGTTGATCGTCTATTGCTTTTTCTTTAGCTAACTTTTGTTCATCTAAAACAATACGTTGTGCAAGCTGCAAATCTAGTGTTTTATTACGCACTTGTTCAGCTTCTTGTGGTCTACCTAACTTATCCAATGCTTCAGCTAAGGCATTTCTTGTGTCAGACTCTACACCTAACTCACGAACAGCCGCAGCAGTCTTAGCTGCACCAGTCAAGTCACCAGTAGCCTGTTGTATACCCGCCAGTTTGCGTAAATCCTCTGGCTTGCTTAAGTCTAAACTAGCCATAGCCATCTGTAGTTTTTCAGCAGGAGTACGCGGGTCTTGTCCCATAGCACTACGCAAGCCGCGCTGCATACCCTGTGCGCGTTGTGCGCCAAAGGCTAACCTCTGTTGTGCTGAGTTTCCACCCATTGCCATAGGGTCTGGACGGCTGCTTGGCATCCCCGTAAGGAGTCCTGCAATATCTTGTCTAGCCATGGTTTATGCTCCTATTCCAAGTTGCCCTGCTAACCAATCAACACCGCCAGTAAGTAAACCACCAGCACCTTCTAAGGGTGTACCGTCTGGGTTTAGCACTCTGTTAAGTATTTGCTCTTGCATCGTAGCTTCTCTACCCAACAACGAATCTAGTATGGCGCTACCTTGCTGTAGTTGTAAACGATTAGCTAAGTCTTCAGCTTGTAACCTAGACTCTAGTCCACCCAAGCCCATCTGTGTAGCCAACTCTGTACCAGTTCTACGGCCAACGTCTGCATAACCCGCAGGAACTTGACTAGCTCCCAACAGAGATAATGCTTGTTGTTGTGGCTGATAACCTGCGGCCTGTAACAGACCACCTAAGTTGGCAGCTTGTGCTTGTTCAGCCATTGCTTGCTGACGCGCACCTAAGTTAGCACGAGCCATAGCTTCCTGTCGTGCAGTCTCTTGAGCTAACAACTCAGGAGAAGCACCGCCATAGGCAGCAGAGGACAGCCCTAAGCGGCCTTGTGACAGCATACGCTCTTCTAGTGCTAGACGTTGGCGTTCCTCTTCAGGACGTTGTACGGCTCTCATTTGCTCGTATAGCTGCGCTTGTGCTGTGGCAGGGTCTGCACCTACCTGACCAAACAAACCTGTTGCTTGCCCTTGAAACTGCTGCTGTGCTGCTAGTTGTTGTGGTGACAAACCAATGTCAAACCCACCTTCAGGCGTAGTAGTTACATTAGCCAAGCCGCTGGTGACAGTGTATGGTCTAAACTCTGTACCTGCTACCGCTTGCTCACCTAATACTTGAGCAGCCTGTTGAGCCTCACGGCCTAACTGCTGTGCGCCTTCAATGTTTTGCTGACCTAAATAAAACTCACCGCCTGCTCGTAGCAAACCGCCTAAGTCAAAACCAGAAGAAGTAGGAGTAGAGGTTGTAGTTGGTTGTGGGCCAGTTAAAGCACCTATAGTTGATGCTATGTTATCAATACCACCGCCTAGAGGTTGTCCTGCATAGGGGTCTAAACTTGGATTAAAGTTAGGCGTTCCTCCCATACGAGTAGCTAACGGTTGTCCTGTTAGGGGGTCAATAGTGTTTCCAAATTTATCAACAGCCATTAGTACGATCCTCCAGTAATTGTATCAGCCGTCAGTGTGCCTGTGACGTTTACGGTAGCGGCTGTAACAGTACCAGTAAAAGTAGGACTAGCAGAGTTGGCTTTAGTAGCCACTGCTGTCGCAATGTTGTTATATTCAGTGTCGATCTCTGTGCCTCTCACAATCTTAGCAGCATTACCAGAAGGAAGAGAATCCTTTGTAGCAAAGTTAGTTGTCTTTGTATAATCAGACATTAGATAAGTCTCCCTAATAGAGCGTGTATGTCAATTTTTTGAATAGAAAATGCAGCACCGTTTACTTCTGCTTCGATACCAATAGTTACTACCTCACCACTGCCGCTAGTATTAACCTTCGGTGTGTTGATTAAAATAGAGGAGGTGTATTCTGCTGTAGTATTATACTCAGAAACACCATACTCACCAATGTTGCTAGAGCCGAATGTAAACGCTTGTTTAGTGTAGTTTGCTGTGTAGTCATAGCCCCAGTTCAATGTAGTAGGTGTGTTCTGTCCACCAATAATAGTTAAGTTAAACTTCTTCAAGAACTTCAGATTAGAAGTGTTGCCAAAGTCCATAGCATTGCTAAAGTATCTTAACTCATACTTGACAGCACCGTCCATAAAACCTTTGTACTCTGCTATGCCGCTAGAGATACCAATGTATATCTCACCATCTTCTAACACAGCAAACGACAGAGGATACATACTAGACCAAGTAGTAGCGCGGTGAGAGCCATCTTCTAAAGGAGTTCGCATATCAAAACAATACACAGTGTTGCTGTCTGGTAGCGTTAACAAGTAGAAAGCATTGTCAGAACTGTACACAGACTTGATAGCGTTAGTCTGTAAAACTACCAAGCCCATTAAGTCAGTGCGTACATTCTTGCTGATGTCGCGCATAGGCATAGACTTCTCTTGTATAGTCCTGCCAAAGCTGCGTACACCAGCGTCTGACAAGAATATAATGTCAGTGCCTGTGTGCTGTACTGAGTCACGGGCTATACAGCCAACGCCTTCTATGGTGTCTGTAAGCGTCATAGAGGCAGGAGAGGATGCACCAGAGTACACAAGTATAGACTTCTTACCAAAGATGATTAGGAAGCCATTGTGGGCCGCTAGAGCCGTTATCTCGTCAAAGCCTGTAGGCCACACCAGAGTAACGTCTAAGGAGCCTGAAGTGCCTCCTGTCCAAGCATGGCCGTTAAGCGTGTCAGACCAGTAGACAGTGTGCTTATCGCCTGTAACATCAGCTACAAATAACTTACCGTAGGCTGCTAAGACTTCGTTGCCCTGTGGTGCAGTGCCTGTGCTGTGACTGTGGCCTGACATAGTTTCTAGTACAAAAGAGCCTGACTCGTCTGTACCTATCAGTGGCTCATGGTCTCTCTGGAACATGTATACATGATTGTTTAGTGATACTGTTTTCCAGTTGTTAGCTGTGGGTGTGTAGCTACTAGGAGTAATATCTGTTAAGGTTGTAGTACCTTTGAATACTTTAGCGTTACCCGCTGACAGTACAATCTTATCGCCAGAGTTGTCAATAAACTCGTACATAGTCTCAATACCACGGCTACTTCCTAGTACAGAAGAGCCATTAGTAGAGACAGCTTCCCAGCCCTGACGCGCACCAATACGGCCTAGCTGGTCAATAACACAGTTGTCTGCAATAGATGCAAACGAAGGGTCAATCCCTATAGGAGAGTCCTGTGTGTTAATACCTGCGAAGCCGGGAGCAGCTACTGTAATGTTTTGTAGTTGTTGTGCCATTAAGAATACCAGATAGTTTCTTCAGGATGTTGAGCAGCGTCAATAGCAATAGCATCTGCCAAGGTGTTATCTGCCAATGCAAATAACTCTGCTGCGCTAGTGCCTCCAGTCTCACCACGTTCTCTAGCGCCCAATGCGGTAGCAAGCTGAACTACAGGAGAAGAAGGTATTAGCATGTTCTCTGCGTCTTCTGTAAAGTCTGCTGTGCGTAACACCACGTTAAAGCGTAACTGAAACACTCCGCTAGGCTTAGGGTAGACATCAACAGCATTGTCACCGTTAGCGTCTACACCGTTGAAGCTGTAGAACTGTGGAGAACCAATAGGCGGTGTCTCGATCAAGAAAGCATTGTCCATCCAACGTGAAGGACGGTACTGCATAAAAAAGTCTGAGGTGTCATTAATAACATCTAGCAGCTTCATCCTGTTCTGAGAACCCGTCAGCACATAGTTAAACGTGTCTGTTGTAGTTGATACAGTCAGTGTAGTACGCAGAGCAGTCCAATCGTAGGAGTCTTCTACGGTACGTTTAGCATCGTTGACAAACTCACCAATAAGTTTAGAGTAAGAAGTCTGACCAACAGTGGTTACTTCGTCCTCCCGCAGTCTGCGTAATACGCTATTAACAAGTTGTAAGTAAGTCATTAGTATGGGAACCTTTTTAAAATTTCAGCATTAGTCAGCATGCCTTGTGGTTTATTGCGTAACCGTTGTGCTTCTTGTTGTTGTAAAAATTGTTGTATAGGGTTTACTGGTGGTACATCATATTGCATAGTAGTAGGTACAGGAGCCATGCTAAAGGGTCTTAGGCGTTCCTGTGTAGAGCCTATCTGTGTTTCTAGCTGTAACATATCTCCAAACAGAGAGTCTGTGGTGCGTGTTGCGCTGCCAAAACCTAGCCCTGTGTCTGCTCCAGTTCCTGCACCAGTACCATCTCCAGTACCTGAACCATCTCCAGTGCCTGTACCTTCACCAGTGCCTGTGCCTGTGCCGTCTCCTCCACCTATAACATCGCTTATGACATCTGTTACAGCATCTGTCACGGTGTCTGTCACGGTGTCTACTGGAGACGGTTGCGTAGTGTCTACAGGCGAAGGCTGTGTGGTATCTATAGGGTCAGCAATAGTATCTATAGGGTCAATAACAGGATCAACAGTGTCTTCAGTAATGTCACCTATAATGTCTATAAAAGCAGAGTCTTCTTCTTCTGTTTCTGTAGTGTCTTCTTCTTCTGTTCCTGTAGACGGAGACTGAGGAACTTGACCTATAGTTGATCCAACACTAATGCCTTCGCCTTCTGTGTAATCAAAACCAGCTTCAATAAAATCAGCTATTGTTTGCTCGTCTGGATCATAAGTAGTCCACACGTTTACATCAGGATTTAAAGGGTTTGGCCCTCTGTTTGTCCAAACAACCCCTCTATCGTCTGTAAATACAGCACCTATTTCACTAGGATCACCAGCGTCTATAGTTTCTTCTGCAGGCTCTGTCGGTGCTGTAGGCTCTGTCGGTGCTGTAGGCTCAGGAGCAGGCTCACCGCCGCCGCCAGCTTCTACTTCTTCTACTTCTTCTACAACTTCAGGCAGCGTAGGTTGTGTTATTACTTCTTCAATAGGATCAGCTTCTATAGGCTCTTGTTCAGCTTCAGGAGCATCAGGTAGTTCTTGCTCAGTTTCTACTTGAGGCGGAGGTGTGGCTATAACTTCTTCATCTTCATCGTCAGTTAAAATAATATCTACAATTTCGTTTACAACATCAAGTCCTGTTGTTGTGTCTGAGAAAGCGTCTTCAGGACTATCTACTGTATCTTCTAGTAGATTTAAAACAACACCATCACCTTCACCTTCAGCAGCGGCTTCTAAAGAACTAATAGCGTCTGCTATGTCTTGCCCAGCAGAAGTAACTACATCTGCGTCTGTAGCAAAATCTGTTAAGTCTACTCCCATAAATGTTCCTGAAACATCTATAGAAGCTAATGTGCTTTCATAAAGAACCTGTGCTTCAGTAGCCGTAGTTACTGTGCCGTTAGTTATTGCTTCGTCTACTGCTGCTCTAGCTGTGGCCTCTGCTTCAGCAGTTGTGGTTCCTGTGGTGTTAGCAACTTCTGATAAACCAGATAAAGCTAAAGCAGTCCAATCTTCTGCATGTAGTGTTTCACCTGTAGCAGCGCGTAAAGCTGTTAAAGCCGCTACTCCAGAAAGCCCTACAGTAGAAGCAGCAACTTTAATAGGAAGGCTGTTTAAAAACGCACTTGTTCTGCTGCCTGTAAGATCACGTCCTGCATCTGTTTCTTGTCCTATTAGATAATCAAACGTGTTGTATTCGTTGTTTCCTATTACTTGATTGTCAAACAGTATTACTTTGCTGTAAGCAGCAGCAGAATCAGCCATGTTAGAAGGAGCTGTATATAGCTGACCATCTTGTATAGTATATACATTCCTATCAAACTCGTCTGCCGTCATTAATGTCTGAGCAGCAGCATTGAGATAATCTTCTTTATTTAATGTGTTTTCTTTATAAAGTTTATTTAAGAACTTTAACTGACTAGACTTTTGTAGTTTTCCGTATTCTTCTGTAAACTTTTCTGGGTTGTCTTTAGATAACTCAACAAGATTGTTTGTTTGAGTATTTGTAACCTCTCTATCAAGCCTAGAAGTTAAAGAAAACATTTGCTGATCTGTTAAGACTTTATTACCAAAGTCACCAGAACTAACCCCATATTTTTCTAACTTATTGTTTTGAACTCTTAATGCTTTTTCTTCTTCAGTAGCGTTAGCAAATGCTTCTTGATTAGCTGCTCTTTGATCTGCATCTGCTATACGTTGTAAAGCAGCTTCTTCAGGAGTGACAGCAGGTTCACTAGAATCTCTAGAAATTGTACCATAGTCAGAATAGTAATCACTTCTGTCTGGATTGTATTTCACTTCTCTCCAGTTTACAGGATTAGTAACAGACGGAGGAACTGACCACTCTTCTAGGCTAACTTCAGGAAGAACTACAGAACCACTAGCTAAATCCGCTTCAGCAGCAGCAATTGCTTCTTGTCTTTTTTTACGTCTTCCTCCACCACCGCCTCTAGCCATTATCGTTCTCTCTGTACGTTCTTAGTTTTCTCTACTGTACGCATAGCACCTAAGCCTAACATACCCATCAGTACACTTGTGAGTAATGAGCTATCAACAGGTGGGACAGTAAACCAGATGCCTAGTATTGGAGCTAGGATAGTAGAATAGAATAAGGCTAGTCCACATATCCAGCCTATAGCGGGTCGCCAGCCAGCCACAAATAAACTCTTGTGTGCTGCTTCAGTCTTGTTGACCTCTATCTGACCCTTAGCTAATTCTTGAGCATGCTTCTCAGCCATAGTAGCTAATTCAAAGGCGATAGCATTTTTCTTATCTTTATCTTCAATGAATTTATCTAAAAGACCTGTCACTGGCCCTATTAAACTATTTAAAATACTCATATATTATACACGCTTTAGTCTTCTTTGTCAAGTAATTTCTTACCATGCACTAATTTCTGCACAGTGTCAGACTCGTAGATGCGAATACCTAGCCACACAATCGTCAGCACAGACGCGATAGGTGGTAGCCAAGCCGCCATAGTTAATATTGCTGTAGAGCCTGCGGCTACGTCTAGTATGTCCTTAGTTTGTTCATCCATTTCCTTGTCCTATGATCCAAGAGATTGTTAAGTAAAGACCAGTGGCTAATACGAGGATGCCTGTGATCTGTATAGTGTTCCAGAATACTGCCTTACGTCTGCGCTCCTGCGCGTATACGGTCTTCTCTCGTTGCTCTTTAATCTTCCTACGCAACTCTACTAACTCCTTGTAGCCTGTTGTACCATAGGTGTACATCAGGAGTTCTCTAAGTTCTTTCTCTTGCTGTTGTATTTTCTTTTGATGAGCATATACCTGCATTGCTTCTTGCTCAACAGATTGTGACGCAACAATCTTCTTAAACAAGGGTGGGTTTTCTGCTCTACGTTGACACTCATTTAAATCACTTACTGCGCCATACCAACGGCCTATTTGTGATAATGTATCCTCAACATCACGACCAGCAGCAACCATGCGCTTGATAGTACCGAACGCATTAGTGGCTATGCTGATGGCTGTGACGGGATCAATCACTACCAAGGCACTCCAGCAGTAATCGCTGGTGCTTTGCTGTCTGCAATCTGTGCTGCAATGCTTGCCTCTACAGCGTCAGCATCAACGTCAGCCTTTACCCATCCAATGGCCTGAGCCTCTGTGATGTCTGCATAGGCCGTGTAGCCGTCAGCATCTGCGTCAGGGGTAAAGCCGCAAGTGCCATAGCTGCTGCCTGTGTGTTCTACTTCGCCTACTGTTTCGCTATCGTTAGCTTGCCAGTGTGCTACAACAACACCATCATCAGTGTTGCGCTCTAGTGTCGAGATTGTCCAAGTTACTGCCATTGTTTTATTCCTCTAATGCCGCTATGCGGGCTGTTAGTGATTCAATAAGGGTTTGCTGCTCTTGTATAGCTTTGACAAGTACAGGCACTAGCTCAGTGTATCTAACTGACATGTACTCAGTGTCGTCACCTGTTTTCTTTATTGGGTCAATAACTTCATCCAAAACACCAACTAAGTCTTGAGCCATTAAGCCTATCTTTTTCTTATCTTCAGCAGAATCAACGTCTTTAAGTCTATACTTCACTGTCCTTAGATTGCTTAGACTTTCCACCGCATTCTCAACTGGCTCTACGTCATATTTAAGACGCTCGTCAGAGAATGTACCCCAACTTGTTCCACCTGAAGATAAGTTAACTCCAGAACTTTCAGCTCCAGAATAAATCCTTAATGCCCTAAATGATGAGTTTTGTCCTATATAATAGGCATTTGAATCAAGCCAGTGGTGGGCGATGTAGGTACTTACCGCCCCTTCTATTTTAAAGTGTGCGTTTGCTTCTGTCCCGTCTGTCGTGGCACGAACGTGTAAATTAGCAGTAGGCGATGTAATCCCTACGCCCACTTTGCCAGAGGAGTCGATACGCATACGTTCTGTGTCGCCTGTATAACAGCGTATTGTGTTGTCTCCATTAAGCAACAACGCGTTGACGTTATAGCTTATAGAGCCGTATGTTGAGTCATCTGTATCTGTTAATCGTATTGTAGGAGAGGAAGAAGCCAGTTCTAACTCCTCACTAGGCGATGTAGTCCCTATGCCCACTTTGCCAGAGGAGTCTATGCGCATGGCTTCGCCAGAAGCTAAAGTAGTATTATTTACACAGAAAGCTATTCCTTTTGATGTGCCACCTTGAACAATAGCATTAGAGCCATCAAAGCCAAACTTAGCCCTTGGCCCTGCAATAGCAATGTTAAAAGCAGAGTTTGCGTCACCAATCTGTAAGTTACCATCGTCAGGATTAGTACAGGCGATACCCACATTGCCAGAGGAGTCTATGACTAACTTGGCGCTTGTGCCGCCAGCATCAGTTGCGTTACCTGCGTCTGCACCGATAAAGAAAGCATCGCCTGCAATAACATCGGTATCAGCGCGACCCATCCACCACTTGTCAACGCCAGCCGACTGGAAGCCTACTGCGTTATACCGATTTGCAGGAGAGTTTAAAAGTATTGCATTGTTGCTGGTGCTTTCAACGGCCAAAGTTTCACTAGGCGAACTAGTACCTATGCCCACGCGATTGTTTGTGGAGTCAACTGCTAGGGTGGTTGTGTCTACAGTTAGGCCAGCAAAGGCAGGGCTGTCTGTAGTGGCTACGCCTTGATTCAATG